CTAATACAGAGGGTAAAATCTGGTACATGATGATGGATTAGTTATAAAAAAATTCTAAAACCATTTGACAATCTGCATCAAAAAATGGTATACTTTGTGTAGTAAAAGTTATGGAGTAAAGTATATGGTGGGTAGACCTTATAAATATGACTATAGCTATTTGCATGTGGCGGTTGATTGGTTGCAAACAAATAGAGATATCGCTAAAAGTTTGAACATGGATAAGCAAGAGGTTTCGCGTATTAAACGATCAATGAAAAGATTAGGTTATATTATTCCTCGCGGGAAAAATGAGAATGGGATTCCTAGAGAGAAGTGGGAAAAGGCGGGAATAGGCGAGTTATCGGATTCTGAGGTAGCTAGGAAATTAGGAATTTCTAGAGAACGCGTGAGACAGGTTAGAAATAAATTTGGTATCCAGTTGAATCTAGAAGCTAGAAGATTATCTGCTTATAAGTCCAGAAAATATATTAGAGAGAGACTTTCCGCGGAAAGAAAAAGAATTACAAACATTGCTTTAAAACACGCTAAGAACGGATTGTCAAATAATGATATAGGACTACTTGTAAAAAGGCATCCAGTTTTTATTCAAAAACTTTTATCAGCGGCGGGATTTAAAAGATATAGACCTATTTATATGCTGGCTACTAAATATGATTGGTCTAAAGATAATCATTACTTAGCAAAAGTTACAGGATTAAAATATAATACGATTTCTATTTATAGAAGAAAACTAAGAGATATGGGGTATACTAATACTTATAAAGGGCGAATGGGCTACAAAGGAAAATTAATTAAGTATCGCAATAAATCTCTATCTATCACGGAATGGGCAAAGAAAATTGGAATAAAAGCAAATACACTACGGCAAAGGTTGGAAATATGGAGTGTTAAAGAAGCTTTAACAGAACCACTTATTTATCGGGGGAAACGGAATGGTAAAGAAAAAGAAGTCGCTGTTAGACATTAATCGTTTGAAAGATTTCAAACACCGCTGTATTATTTGTACTGCTTTACATAATACTTTTACATATACACAAAAGGACGCGGATTGTGTTACAATTAGTGACGGGTGGAAAAAGACTAAAAAAGGATGGAAGTGTAGGTTATGCAGTAATCGGAATGAAATTTATAGCGGTAAAAAATAATGCCAAGAAAAACAAAACTAGCGATTAATGCTTATCGAATAGTAAGTAACACTATAGAGAATTCTATTATAGCGGGATACAGAAAAGCTTTTAAACATTCAGAAAATCCCCCGCCCAAATTTCCAGACGAGCAAACTATTGCAGATTATATTCATAATTACATAATGAATAGCCTCTGCGAAGTGATAGACTGGGATAAAAGTGGTGGAAAATAATATGATTATGAAATGCGATATATGTAAGCAAGAAGAGTTAATTCCAGACAGTTTAATTGGAGACCGGGAAATAACTGGCGGGATAAGACACTCGGATTGGAAAATTTGTTTAAAACAGCTTATTTATACTGTGGGTACAGAACAGGAGAGTCACAAAAAAACAGCAAAGCACTTAGTAGATCAACGCTCTTATGCCGATTGTTTAGAGATTAAATTTGAAAAACTAAATAATAAATACTCGATACTGAAAATATTCTTAGAAAAGATCAGTTATAACTTTAAGCTCGGTAAACACTGTAATTTAGAGATTCTAAAATCCAGTATTGATGAGATACTGAGAGTTGCAAAATAGTATGAGAACTAGATTATGTAAATTTAAAGATTGTAAACAAATAGCAAGATGGATAATTAATCGGCGGAAAATTATAAATGCGGGAGTAGGAATAAAGTTAGGAATAAAATTATGTGACGGTCATGCATTAACAAGTTGTAATTTAAAAGAGAACAAACAAAAAATTATCAAATCAATTGTAGATAGAGAAATACACAAGTTTAAAGATATTCTTATTTATCCTAGATACCCAAGGTGTTAAATAGATGCAATATATTGCATATATAATAGCTGCTAAAACAAGTGATCATACTTTACCCAAATTATCTAAAGCATTTGGACCGAAAGAAATATCGATAAAGAACTATACTGGAGAATCTCTTATATTTTTTACAATAGATGATGCTAAAAAACATATAAATGATTTACCGGAATTTTATAGAGAAATTTTATCAGTATTTGAAATTACCGCGGAAGTAACTAAAGAGGTGTAATTACTATATATGTATCAATACAAGGGGAAATGTTTCGGAGAAACAATAGATTTAGATGAACCAGAACCATTGACTAGGATGCTTAAAAGATACAAAGAATACAAGAATTTTAAATGGGTTGGGCAATGGAGATTGGCTTGTATTAAAGAGTTGGGCTACGCCTTAGTTTATATGAAATATTTACGTCCAGAATTTAATTGCTGGACTAAACAGTTAAGAAATGTTAGAAAACTTTGCGCCGAATTAGAAGTGGCACATAGGATTAAAACACAAAACGAAGATGCTCAATACTGGAAAGGTTTTCTGTATAGAATCCACGATGAGATAGAGAATTTATGTTAACAAAGAGACCATCAACAATTTGGGAAGGTAATGATAATGATCTATTAGACTGGCTTCCAGAATTCTCCTTGAGAAGAGAAGTAAAAACTATAATAGACGTAACAGCGGGAAGAAAAAGATTCTACAAGAATAATAAATATTCAAATATAGTAAAATGTTTTGATCTAGTTCCCCAATGTAAAGATGTAGTAAAAGCTGATTTCAGATGCTTGCCAATTAAAAGTAATTCTTGTGAGGTAATCATTTTTGATCCACCGCATATTTCTGAGACTGGGAAAAATAGTTTAATAAGCCACAAATGCGGATTTGGCGACAGCGGTGAAGAAAATATATCAAATTTATTCGAGCCGTCATTAAAAGAATTCAAGAGGATTCTTGTAGACGACGGGGTGATTCTCGCAAAAGTAGCTGACCAAGTACATCGTAATAGCTTTCAAATACAGCACGTAGATTTTATTAATGAATGTCGGAAACAAAATTTAAGAGTGTGTACAATATTTTTAAAGATAAGAAAAAATAGTATAATGGGGCTGTGGAAGCAAGTTCTTCATCCGCGGAGTTTTAATTGTTACTGGATTGTTGTAAGGAAAGGAAAGTGTTAATGATTAAAGAGATTAAGAAATTTGTAGCAAACGACGGTAGCGAATGGGTAGATGTAGATAAAGCTACCCAAAGAGAAGCTTTATTGAAACAAATTGATGAATTATTAAAGCCACTAGGAGACGTACCGCAAAATGACGGATGTAGGTTTGCTAATGGAGAAGGCTATATACAGCAAGATAAATTTATAGTGGCGCAAATTAAATTAGATTTGATTAAATTAACTGCTAAGGAGCTAAATGATCCAAGTTGGCTTGAATCAAAAGTTAATTTTATGAATCTTGGAAGATGGTTAGATGACTCTGGAAGTCCGCTATATTCAGCTTGGGGTAGATTAATTAATATTGATGATCATGGAAGAGAGTGGGGGCAGGCATATTACGCATTGAATCCAAGTAAAGCAACATTTATTAAGATTCGATGAATAAGAATAAGGAGGAAATAAATTGAATAAAGAAACACTAGAGGGCACTTTAGAAATCTTTAATAGAATTTGTGATTCGGTTGATGCAAAATTTAGTATGCCGTCGGTATGTTTGGCGTCTCACGATAAACGAGCGGAGTTCATGATAGCCAAATCAAATCTAGTAGAAGCTTTAATTGCTACATATAATATGTTAGACGAGGGCAAGGAGGAGAATAAATATGAATAAAAATAATTGGACGATGGGTGGAAATTCAGAAGAATTATTATACAAAGAAGACCCTTACGATGACAGATTTTATATAAGACCAGTTTACGAATATACAAAAGTTGTTGGATGGAGAGCGTGTGATAGAAGTCGATCAGATTACCTTACGGGGAATCCGAAAGCTTTATTAGAATCTAGAAACAAAAAGACAGCTATGAAATTTATAGAAAAGAATTTGAAAGCGGTGGATAAAGCAGTAAAAATCCTTATTCCATATTTTCTGAATCCTTTTATAGAAATCATGACTGATGAGAAGAGAGGCTGGAAATGGGAGAAATAAAGATTAAAGAAGAAGATATGGAAAAGATAAAAGAATTACTTCGGGATAAGAAAGAACAGGAGTCTTTAAGAATCTGTCCTAGATGTTTATTAGTTCTTACAGCTAATATAATCTGGGAAAAAACCAATTGTCCTAATTGTAAATATCATTTCTGCTGTACGGAATAGCGATGTCTGGGAAAATAGAACTAACGAGGGGGCTTTATGCTATTGTGGACGATGAAGATTATAATAAGCTAAATTCATTTTGTTGGAATGCGACCGAAAGAAAACATTTTTCGCATAAAACTTATTATGCTGTAAGAACCATATATGAGACTAGAAAAGTTGTTTATATGCATAGACAAATACTCGGGGTATTGGTAGAACAAGTGGTAGACCACATTAACAGAAACGGGCTAGACAATAGAAAAGAAAATTTAAGAATATGCAGTCAATCAGAAAATAATAGAAATCGCGGTAAGTCAGATGTCAACGTAACTGGCTATAAAGGAGTATTTGTTAGAAGAAATACTAATAGCTATATGGCGGCTATATCTGTGAATAAGAAACAAATATATCTAGGTATGTTCCTCGGGAAAGAGGAGGCCGCGCGGGCATATGACGAAGCCGCGAAGAAATACTTTGGTGAATTTGCTAATCTAAATTTTAAATAAGTTGGAGCGAACAGAGATGATGCAAAAAGATATGAAGGCAAATTCGTATTTACTAAATTCTCAGTTAAAAGTAGTATACCTAGTAGGAACAGCCACGTGTGACGGAAATAGTGTTAAAAGTATTCATAAAACTTATGAGGGGGCACTAAATGCTTGGAATAGTGAAAAATTACGATTAATAGCTGGGCACAGAACGATGATTGAACACGGGTACGATAATGATCGGTACAGTGAAATGATTAAAAATTTAGAAAATGAGGATCCGGAAACAATAGACAATTATCCACATGAAACACCATACATAGATAAGTTTACTTTGTTAGAGTAAGCTACATGAGCAGTACAAGGAAGAAAATCAGTTATATTAAAGAGCTAATAAATAAGTCTAAAAAATATTTAAGTGACAGCGAAAAAATTGAAAAAATATCTGTAAATAGCGCAATTGATAAAGTAAACGGCGGAAGATTGCTAGTAAAAAAAGCATTAGAGTTACTAGAAGCGTTAGAAGCAGAGAAGAAAAGATTATAAAAGAGTGAGGAAGACAAATGAAAAATAAACACAAACACGAAAGAAATAAAAGCTGCACCTGTTCTATAAGCGGGCTAGAGCCAGATGATGATTGTCCATTACATTCTGGAGGAGAGTGGCCACCGAGATGTGTGTTTTGCGGAAGATTTATGAAATGGAGAAAATAATTGAGTAAATCAATAAATAAATTTTGCCCATTCTGCGGCTCAACAGATTTGGTACTAGTTAGTGCCGTCGGTGGAAAAGGAATGACACATTATAATGTTTTTCAAATAATGTGCGGGTATTGTAAATCTAGAGGTCCAACAGAAGTAACTGAGAAATTAGCGAAATTTGCTTGGGGGCGCAGAGAAACAATAAAATGGAAAAACGGATAAAAATTTGTCCGAAATGCAAGCAAACAAAAGATACTCTAGGGTTTTATAAAAACAGATGTTCTCTAGATGGATTGTGTACTTATTGTAAATCATGTGAAAATCTACGAAAATATGAGATGCTGCGAAAACGGGCCAGAGAACGCGGGGCAGAGCCACAAATTTCAACTCTAGAGGCAAGAAAAAATAGAGAAAACGGAGTTAAGTACTGCCCGTTGTGTAAAGAGACAAAAGATTTAAAAGAATTCTATACGTCTAAAAATAGTAATTTCGGATTTTCATCTCATTGTATTATTTGTAGTAATAAGTTTAGCAGGAATAGACCGAAAAAGGAAAAGCAGGAATACTATATGAAGAATAAAGAAAGTATACTTAATGCCCATTTAAAGGCAAGATTTAAAATAACACTAGAAATATATAACGCATTACTAGAAAAACAAAATGGGCGCTGTGCCATTTGTGGTAAAACAGCAGAAGAAAACGGGAAACGCCTAGCAGTAGACCACTCACACGATTCCGGAGAGGTAAGAGAACTATTGTGTGGTACGTGTAATGCCGCAATTGGTTTTTTGAAAGAAGACCCGGAAATTGCACGGAAAGCTTCTATTTATTTAGAAAAGTGGAGGAAAGATGTCGTACCTAAAAATACTTAATCTTTATAAGAATCCAGATATATTCTTATTCAAAGAGGTTTGGGCAGATGAGAAATGCCACGGAACAAGTCAAAATATTAGCTATAAAAATAATCAACTTTCATTTTTCGCCGGCGGGGAAAAGCATGAAAATTTTGTAAATTTATTTAATCAGGAACAATTGCTGGAAGCTTTTAATAAGCTAGGCCATCAAGAAATTACTGTTTACGGAGAAGGAGCGGGCGGCAGGCAGCAAGGGATGAAAGATACCTACGGAAGTAAACTAATATTTGTGGCATTTGATGTAAAAATTGGGGACTGTTGGTTAAATCGCCCGAATGCTGAAGAAGTTGTTAATGTTTTAGGTTTGCAATTTATACCCTATGTAAAATGTTCCACAGATATCACGGAACTAGATAGAGAAAGAGATGCCCCATCAGTATTAGCAAAAAGAGTGGGGATAACTGAAGATAAACCGAGAGAAGGAATTGTTATAAGACCTCTAATAGAACTTAGAAAAAATAATGGGGAAAGGATTATTGCTAAACACAAAGGGGAAAAGTTTAGAGAAACAAAATCCCCTAGGCCAGTAGATATGGATAGATTTAAAGTATTAGAAGATGCACAAAAGATTGCTGAAGAGTGGGTAACACCTGCACGATTAAAGAACATACTTAGCCATTTCCCAGAAGATATCGATATTAAAAGTACAGGAACTATTATTAAGACGATGGTTGAAGATGTGAAGAGAGAAGCAGGAACTGAAATAGTATTTTCCGGTGATGCTGAAAAAGCTATTTCTAAATCCGCGGCATTACTTTTCAAAAAGCACCTTCAATCTAAAATAGGGAGTATAATCTAATGAAGTGGCGATACGATTGCGGGGATTATATAACCAGACGTAATAAAATTGGCGGGAGGGGGGGAATTGGCGGGATGATTTCTTGGGAAGCAAACTCACTATATTATAAAGCATATGTGTGGGATGGGGGATTTTCAAAGACGTTCCGCACCAAATATGTGAATGTAGAAACTGCTAAAAAAGCGATTGAAAAGTGGTTGAAGAATAGAAGGGATGAATAATGTCTGCAACAAACAGAGGAAGTATTCGTAGAAAAGACGATGACTACCAAACTCCACTGTGGGCAATAGAACTAATTGTTCAACGTTTCAATATGACTGGAAAAGTAATTCTAGAACCTGCTGTTGGAAGTGGGAATATTGTACAAGTTATTAAAAAGTATTATCCAAAGAATTATGGAATATACGGAGTAGACATTAATCAAGAATATATAACAAATGCTGTTGAGAATTTAAAAATTCTCGCGGAGTGTGGAGATTATATAACGCAGCCAAAATATGCGGATACAATTTGGCCCGATCCAGATATTATTATTACTAATCCGCCATATTCTCTAGCACTAGACTTTATTACTAAAAGTTTAGAAATAGTAAAACCCGGCGGATTAGTAATCATGCTTTTGAGATTGTCTTTTCTCGAAAGTAAGAAGAGAAAAGAATTCCATCAATATAATCCAGTAGATTCAATCTATGTATTATCTGAAAGGCCATCATTCACAGGTGATGGAACAGATGCGTGTTCATACGCTTGGTTTGTCTGGAGACGAGGCAACAAAGAAGCAAAGAATATTTTCGTAGTATAGGAGAATTTAAATGAATTTGAACGAGACTATAAAAAAGATTAAAGAGTTGGATATTGAAAAGGAAAGCTTGTGTGCTAAATGTTCTTTTGAATATCCTTTGCCACAATCGCATTCATTCGATATTAATATAAGTTTAAAAAAATTATATGCCGGCTATAGTGGTAAACAGGTTTTAGATTTTAGAGTAATAAGATATTTTCAATGCATCCCGGGAGGAAGTGAAGAAATTTCAATAGGTGATTTAGATACAAGTGCGGTTAAAAAAGTATTAAAGATAAAGAAAGAAATGGAAGACTGGGCGGAAGGAAATAGAGAAAATCCGCCTAAAGGATATCGTACACTTGAAGATACATTAAGGAGTGTATCAGCTAATACGAAAAAATTTCGAAAAGAAATAGACGAGCTTACAAAATACTAGTAATCAAATTTTTTATCGGGGTGAATTTCAAAATTAACTATTTGTTTATCAGGAGATACTACAAATCTAGCCAACCCTAGTTTTAATAGTTTTCTAAGAACCACCTCTATATTTTCCGCATCCATATCCTGAAACTGCGGGTCAGTAGAAGCCATTTTCTTAGCTGTAATCTTCAACATGGCGTCTACTAATTCCTTCACATCTTTATCAAAGTCATCTTCCGGAAAACCTATATAAAAAGGATTTCCGTCATTTTCTTCCGCTAGGCCGAATATTTTATCAGTATTTTTAATCATTTATTTAACTCCTAGTAACGGGACACTTTCTTCGATTCGAAGTATAAATTTTTGATTAATTTCTACAATCCATTTTTCAAGATTGGAGGAAGGAATAATAAATCCAATATGGGTGATAGCTTGACCTTTATATGTCCTAACCATATCTACTAATCCCACCAGTTTTCCACTTTTTGTCCACACACCGCCATCGGAGTCCCCAAAGAAAATATCAGCAGAGATTCTCCAGCAATTTATTCCCATAATGCTCTGATCAATTTGTTGAATCATTCCAGCAGTTACTGTTGGATTTTCACCTGTTGGGCAACCAACTGCATAGCATTCATCTATTACACTTATTTCATTTAAATCTGCAAATTCAGCAACCGGATAAACTTTTTCGGATTGAAGCTTAAGAGTAGCTAAATCTTGTTCCTTATTATACCAAAGTGTATATGCTATAAGTGTTTCCGAGATTACTATATTTCTACCATCGTATCGATAAGTAAATACAGTTACAGGGAGTATTTTTATAATAGTCATCCCATCTTTTTTTTCCGCAACCGCGGTATCATCTACTACATGATAATCTGTCCAGATATACGTTTCTACTTTTGAAGTAGCACTTTTGCTTTTTGAATATATAATTACACCGCTCCCGGTGCCGCTATTTGTACTTATTTTAACAGTACACGGAATCATTTTTTCCCGTATAGCTTTTTTAGTGTCCTCATCTGAATAGCATAATGAAGATACCGATATAAATACAGCGGCGGGAAGTAAAATAAAGCGATTCATGGCTAGTTCCTCAATACGGTAAAAGCGAAAACTCCCACCCTTAATAATAGAACAAAACAAATTATGATCAACGGCTATTGGCAGTTATAGAGAATTGATTTTAGTCGCAATATAGAAAAGAGTTATAGACTTTTGGATCCCCTTTCCCAAGCCTACTAAAAACACTTTTCATACAAAGCTTTGTAATCCCACTCCCTGCAAGTAGATGCTACTCAACAGTGTGAGTAAAAAATTCGGAATTTTTCCCTTGCCAAAATATAAGGACAGGTTAAGATTGGCTTTGGAGTATTGGATTCTCTTTCTGCAAAAAAATGCATCGATGGCAAAAACTAAAGAAAAAAGAAAGAAATTACTACATCGAAGTGAGTTTATTAGCGATACAATGGAACTCGTGATCGATATGATCGATAGACTTGGTGATCTTACAGATGATAGTATAAGTCTTGGTAAAAGACTTGATCCACTTGGCGGAAAGAAAGAATCAGATACTGAAAAATTACATATGGATTTTGACAGTGATATCAACGCAGCACTCGATGAGGCGGAAGAAATTTTGAATAGACTTGGAGCACTTCCATAATGAATATTAATAAGTTTGAAGCTTCTGTAGATTCTCTTAAAGGTTCTATTAACGGATTCAGAGCATCTCTTGTCAATTTTAAAAAATCCGCGGAAGATGTATTTTTACACATGAGTTCTGTAAGAGACTCTGTTATAAGTATTAAAACGGAAACAGCTTCACATCAGTTTTATGAAATAGAAGATTTGATGAATTTAACCGGAGAAATGTTTTACGACGCGGAATCAAATATCCGCGATATAGAAATAGTTAAAGATATTCTTTTAGAAGATTCCGATTTAATTCTAGACATTTTAGATGAGGTGGAAAGCCTAGGCGAAATATTTGCCGGAGAATAAATCGTGGCCGTAAAGGATTTATTAATAAAAGCTGTTAAGAAACTTCAATCAATTCAAGATCCGGAATCCACTTCAAAAATTCTCAAAGGTGTTTTGGATGTAGTAAAGATATTAAATAGAGCATTATTAAAAGCTGGCGGAAAAGAAGCAGAGCTAGGACAAAATATTATGGGAGCAGTAACAGATCTTAAGGGTTATACGATAAGTGCTGTGTATGAATTATCAGCAGACGGCTCTCAATGGAATACACGCATTACATACGACCCCGACAGATTAAAAAATACTGCTGAAAATATTGGAAGTATTATTCAAAAAGTAGATGACATCGGCTACGTTGGTCCATAAATAAGAGGAGTAATACTGTGGGAGATATTACAAGAGATGAAGTTGAACAAATAATAAAAGATAATATAAATAGGATCGAAGATATTTTAGACGAAAAACAAAATTTGTATTTTAATGTTTTAAAAGACACCACTGTTGATGAATTGAAATCTTTTAATTCGGAGGAATTGTGGAATGCCATAATTCATTTGTTTGGTGTAAAAGATAGTCTTAAAAAATTAATTTAATATTTGGAATAAGCATGAAATTTGATTCATCAGCACTGGGCGCGGAGTATTCTTTAGCATTAGCTGGTATAGGTTCAATAAGCGAATTAAAAGATGTCGGGGAAGAAGAATTATTACACGCGATAGAAAAGTTAACTGGAGCAGTTAATAGAAATGTAGAACTTTGGGATTTACTAAATGAAATAGGTAATTTACTAGATACAAAAAAAGAATTCAATAATTATCTAGAAGTTAATAGACAAGAAGCTGATTCAGTAGAAGGTGATTTAACTGGACAAATAGACGATGGTGAGAGGCAAAAACTAAATAAAGCACTTTCACGAATGCGAGATGATAATTTAAGAACACAAAAGGAAGTAGATGTTATCGATTCTAAACTTGATGGAATGTATAATCAGATTAAAGAAAGATTTGACGAATATAAAATACCGCTGGGAAATACAATAGATGAATCTTTTATAGAAGATATAAAATTAAAATTAGATGAATTTGATTCAAATATTGAAAATCTTTTAAACGATGTAAGTGATATTCTTAATCCTTAATCCTTAAAGTATAATTATGTCTGAAGATTTTGATGGTTTGAGTCCAGATCCAGAAAATTCTAAAAATCCTCTGAATAAAATGTCTTTAGAGGAAAGAAGAGTTCTTGTATATAAATACTATCTTCAGAACATACCGCAGGGAAAAATTGCAGAAATACTTAACGTTCATAGAAATACAATCGTACAAGATTTACGACATCTTAGAAAAGGTGGCGCGGAAGAAATAGTCGGGTTAAGGAAAAAAACCGACGAAGAGGTTGGAGATCATTTAAGTGTATTAAAACACGTAGAGGGTGAAGCACTTATACAATACGAATTAGCTGGAGACGATAAACCGCTAAAAAAAGGGTATCTTGAATTAGTGTTAAAATCCAGAATGGAAAGAATAGCCCTGGAGTTTAAATCCGGAATTATTCCTATCGTGGACAAGAGAATTAGTACCGGGCAAACACCTGTTGATAAGGAATCAGACCTAGTAGACAATATGGTTGATATGAATAGAGATGATATCCTTAAGATTCTGGACGAAGTAGAGACGAAGAACAAAAGGTCAAAGACGGGATAAATAGTTATGACTTCTGTAGAACAAACTGATTTTCTTTACCAGTTATATCTAATGTACAGTACGGCAGTAAATGATATTAAAAAGTATTATGGAAAAGCTGGCGGGGAAAAATTACAAGAACTAGATGTGAAATATCAAGGTACAGTTACGGATTTTCTAAAAGATACAGAGATTATTTTAAAAGATTTAGAGCATATAAAAGATGTTGCATTGAAAATCTATCAAGATTCTTGTAAAGAAGTTTCAAAGAAATAATGACAAATATTGGACAAATAGATGTAGCGTCAAAGTTATTATCTCTTCCAGAACATAAGAGACGCGCCGCGATTATTTTATCATATATAAAAACAGGTGTTAAAAATGACGAGGATTTAAAAAAACTTATTAAGTATGGATTAGGATTAAATCCGCTCGATAATCATATCTGTAAAGATCATAACTCACCATTTGAAGCTATCAGCGATCTTTTTTTTGAAAAAAATGATAGGCTTTTTCTCTGGGCGAATCGTAGCGGCGGAAAATCCTGTATTTTCGGACTATCGATGTTTCTAGACTCTGTTTTTAAAAAAACTTGTCAGACTAGATTATTCGGCGGGGTAAAGGAACAAGCAGATGGCTGCCGTGACGAGATGCTTAAGATTATCAACGATGCAAAAATGTTTGACTATTTTTGTAAGACAAGTTCTAAAGGCAAAGTTAAATTTAATAACGACTCCAATGTATTTATTAACTCAGCTTCTCCTCGGCAGGCCAGAGGACCACACCCGCAAAAATTAAAACTAGACGAAATTGAGGAAATGTCCTTTGACGTTTTTAATGCCTCCCTGTCTCAGCCAAGATCTTCTGATACTATCCGTTCATCAATTGTTATGGCCTCGACATATCATAAAAGTTCGGGGATGGTAAAATATGTTTTAGATAATATGGCAATCCCTGGCGGATATAAATTATGTCGCTGGTGCATTCTCGATTCCCTGGAACCGTGTACAGAAGAACATAAATCCACTTGTGATTTTATGGAGAAAGAATTTAATACACCAAATTATGAAATAATGAAAAATGCAAAAGGTTTTTATAAATGGGCCGACTGGGCTCACATGTTAAAAACTCTTCCAAAGGATACAATTGAAGTAGAATGGCTATGCAGAAGACCTGGAACAAGTAACAGAATATTTACTAATTATGACGATACAATAATTGCTAATGAAGATTTAGGCTTCCCAGAAGCAACTACTTGGCTGGGAGTAGATTTTGGATTTGTTGATCCTTATGTAATTTTACCGATTCAGAAGCATGGCGAGGAATTTTGGGTGATTGATGAGGTTTATTTAGTTGACAAATACGACGATGATGTTATAAGAGAAGTAATGAAAAAGCCTTGGTGCAAACAAGGCATGACGGCATATCTTGATAGTAGCGATCCGAGAGCGATGAAAAAATGGGTAGATAATGGATTTTTATGCTTTCCCGCGACTTCTGGATTAGATGATAGTATTGAGCATGTAAATGGATTAATGAAACCCGCGATGGGAAAACCCAGGATAAGAATTTCATCGCGGTGCAAAAATTTGCGTAACGATCTGGTAAGACATAAAAGATTAGCTAGTGGATTGCCAGATAATAAATATGCAAATGGACCAGATGCGTTAAGATATGGAATAACGATGGGGGGAATAGAAGGAACAGAATTCTACTATAAAGTGCTGGAAAAGAAACACGGATTCAAACCACAAACAATGGGAAGTTCTCTTATAAGAATAGCTAATAATCGCTTCAATACTAGAAGATATAACCCTATGAATATTCATAGAATTCCTGGCGGAAATCCCACTTCGGATTACTAGAAAAAGGAGAAACAAGTATGACTCTGGATGAGCTAATGGCAAAGATTCTTGAGATTTTACCAGACGCTGTGTTTGACGATGATGGCCCCGGAGGAGAGATCAGAATTTCTAGCGGAGTAACTGAAAAAAGCGGTATTTTAGTTCCGCTTAGCGATATAGGGTTGTAATTACACAAATAAATTCTGCTTTGGGCTATTAGAATGGACTTCAAAGACTTCATGGACGGCAAACCGCCGCTCAGAAAATTATTTGGGCGGGCAAAAACAGAATCTACTCGTGTAAACGAGGATGGGCAAGAGTATCTATACGGTACAATTGGTCAAACATGGATGTCGCGGCTTACACGAGGAAGAGAAGGAATAGCCGCTAATCCGGAAAAAACAGCGTATGAAACATTTAGTGATATGGCGGACGATGCCGGGATAGCATTTCCGTTAAATATTATCAAATGGCTAACAATCAGAACACCTTGGGATTTGATTTGCACCGATAATGAAATAAAAGTATTTATTCTTAAAAATCTTAATAACATATGGAGACCTTTAATTCGTGCATGTACCCATGCTTTTAAATACGGCTGGGTGGGAATGGAGAAAAGATTTAGATATAATGAAAGAGACGGGAAGTGGTATTACAATAGATTCCTCGATCTTCGTCCGCATGGAAATCAGTTAAGAATTGTTGTTGCAAAAGATGGTAGTTTTAATGGACTTATTCAGTATAGCGTTGATGGAAAAGATGTATTCATTCCAAAAGAAAAATCATTCGTATATACATATGATAAGGAATTTGGAAATCTATACGGGAGATCAATGTTAAGAGCGGCTTTTAGATACTGGTATAGTGATAGATATTTCTACGATTATCAAGCTATTTACGCAGAGTCAAGAGCAATTTCACCGCTAATTATGCGGGCACCACTTGGGAAAACAAAGCGCGGTGTAGACGGGGCTGGAAATGATATTTTAGTAGATAATCTAGATTTAGCACAGGAAATTGGGGAATCTATTAGAAACGCAACCGTTGTAACTCTTCCAAGTGCCCCGACAGGAACTCAGGGAGTGGAACAATGGAAAGCGGATCCATTAACAACAGAGGGGGAAAAATTCCCATTTAATGAATCTCACGCGCATTTTGATAAAATGAAAGCGCGGGGAATGGGAGTTCCTGATGAACTATCCCAGGGAGGAAGTGGATCATTAGCAAAGGCTAAAGAACAAGGCTCGTTCTTTCTTCTTCAAGTAGAGGGTATTCTAGAAGATATTGCAGATCATGCCTTGCAATACATTATTCTTCCCCTGGTACAATTAAACTTTGCAGAAGACCGTATAGAAAATACAGACATATTCTTTAAGTTCAAATCTCTCAGAGATGACGATAAGCAATTTGCGCTCAGTGTTATGGAGAAGGCGCGAGAGAAGTTTGCGCCCGCAATTGATATTAAGCCAATTCTTGAAACAGCAAATATTCCTGTTAGCGAGGAATATCTTATTACTAGTGCGAGGGCTCTTGAAAAGTTAAAGAAAGCTGGAAGAACAGGAGAAGAAACAACTGAAGAAAAACCCGCATTTGGCGGATTAGGGGGAATTGGTGGCGGATTAAAACCAGCTACACCGGTTACTCCCAAAGCGGAGGAAAAGCCGGACGAAAGCTTTGGCGGAAGATTAAAAGAAATATCAGCCCCGTTAACAGTTGGGGGAGAAGAAACTGAAGCACCGTCGGAAACAGCAACAGCAACAGTTGCTGTACCAGAAGTTGCTCCATTAGAAATAAGAATTCCCAGTAATGGAAGAATAAAATTAGGAAACAACGGGCATTCTAAAAATTCAATTACGTATGCTTCAAGTCTAAATAGCATACAAAGATCAGCATCTAGTGATTTAGATTTATTTTGGAAAAGTGAATCAGCAGTTGTTAAAAGTTATTTAGTAGCATTAGGAGCTAATATAGACGCAGCTAAAAGAATAAGAAATGAGTCACTATTTAGTTCTGATAAATATATAGAATTCTTCAAAAGCTATGCCTTTGAAGCGTTTGAAGCCGGTATCAGAGATACAGCACAGCAGAATAGGGTTGACAATAATTCAATAATTGGTAAAATTTCTTCAGTGGAATATAGTCTACTGGATAAAAAGTCGGAAAACCATTGTTCAAGTTTTGTAAATAACATTGAAAAAGAAGTTAAAGAAACAGCAATAGATAGCGGGAAAGTAGCATTAGAATCCGCGGATTATTGTATAATTCTGGAATCAAAACTCGAAGAAACATTTAAACGGAATAAAGTAAATATGCAAACCCTGTTAAAGAGTTGTTATGAACAGGGTAAAAATTTAGTAAACAAACTGTATTAATATGCCGTATATTGGAATTAAAGATAAAAAACTTCCAGAATATGTAAAGAAACTATCGGATAAAGATATTGATCGCTGGTATAATATATGGAATGCAGTTTTTGAAAAAACAAAGGGAACAAAAAAAGAGAAAGAATCCAAAGCATTCAGTATAGCTAATGGATTGGTTGTAAAGCCACATAATGAAAAGAAAAAAATGGAATCAAATTTTTTAAGATTTGAAGATGAAGATCCAGATAATCCTATAGTAAGTGTAGGAAAAGTGGAGAAAGTACCCTTTGTAAAAATAGGAAGTGATGAATTATTATCTCTTGAAAAAGATACGCTAGAATTTTTAAGAAACACATTAACAGATTCTAGTGTAATGTTAGAAACACTTCTCGAAGGAATGACACAGGAGCGGGATGTATTAAATGTCGTCAGTAGTCATCTATCTTCAGATAGCACTGTATTGAAAGACGAAGACAAAGAGCAAGTTTCTGTAGTAAAGAATTTTGTCGATGATCTTGTTGGGCTAGAGGGTAAATCAGGTAGATTGGGAGAACTGCTTCTGGTTATTGGCGAAGCGCAAAAAGAATTAAGCGGGAGTGGGGCGGTTGACGAAAAGATTTTAGAGGTAATGGATAACATTGATAGAAATACTAATTATATTTCCGGGGCATCCGATTTATTAGAAGGTGCTCTTGTGGGATTAGAAAAAGTTGGAGAGAGTGAAGAATCTGGCGCTAAGTATAGTATTAAAGATAATATTGATACCGCCGCTGAAATAATTTTCGATGCTAAAGGTGAACTAGGATATTCATACGGTTCAATTAAAAAAATACTTGGGCAAATAAGTGAAGCAGAAAATAGTGCTGTTGGATAAGGGATAAAATATGGATAATGTTTTAGTAGCACAGGATAAATACATTACTGGACCGTTCGGAACTTTTTGTAAAGTTCTAAACGGTTCGGACAGTAATGTTCTCTCTCTAGAGAATCAAAACGGAAAAGCAAGATTCAAGAAAGAAATTCTTAGTATTGGATCTTTTGTAAATCCCCTGAATCCTTCCGAAACATTAAGTTTTGACGAGGCAAGATTCCAAACCTGGATCGACAACTTCAAAAATGTATTAAAAGATGTATTTGTACCTATTAGACATACAGACAACCCGCTAAGAAATTCTGGATGGGTAAAAGACCTTTGGGTTGAAGATGGCGGGCTATGGGCCGATATTGAAATAACAGAACCGGATGTTGCGAATTTAATTCGCAATGGAACAATTCGCGGAGATTCTGTTCTTGTTCAACCATATGTAGATCCTAAAACTGGAAAAGTTTTTGAATGTTTGTGGCACGTAGCGTTAACAAATACTCCGCATGTTAGGGATCTAGCACCATTTGCAGAACTAGAGGGTGTTGCAAATTTCAAAGATAAAATGGTAATTTTTGAGTCTAACAAAAAAGGTTCCGATGTAAAAATATTATCAGAAATCGGAAAATGGGAAGAGGATAAAGATAAGATTTTTGTAACAGTTAGAGCAGAAAATATATTTAGAAAAGATGCCTCTTTTAGAGGGACAAATTTTGGCGGAAAACTTCCATTAGGTGTAGAGTTTATTAGAGGACAATTAGCTGAAGGCGGGGAATGGGCTACTAGAAATGTTACTTTTGAAAAATCAAAAAATTGGGCAAAGGAAAATTCTAAAAAGTGGCTAGTAGATCATGAAGTCAAATATGGATTTGAAGCTGGAAGTCTATTAGTTACAAAAGAAGTAAAACCAGTAACAACAGGAGAAGAAGTCGTGTCTATTGAAACAATTAAAGCTAAGCTGGAAGAAATGAAAAAGAGTAGACTCTCAGCAACTTCAAGCGCAGCAGTAACTACGGAATCGGCTAAAAAAATTGAAGAAATTCGTGCAATGCTTGCACGGCGCAGAGCAAAGCGCAAGAAAGTTGTTCCTAAACAAGAACCCAAAAGCGTACTTCCAGATGGTGGAAACTCCGCGGATGCGGAAAAAGAGATAGCTAAGAAAATAGCTGGTGGAATTACAGAACAGCATGAAAAAATGCCTATTGAGAATACGGGAATGGCCGCATGTGAAGCAGTTAAGGAATATGTTGATTCTGGAACAGTTATTGAAAAAGATGGTAATACACTGTTTAAAATCGCGGCTTTTGAAAAATTAGATCCCGATTGTTCCGCAATCATGCGGAAGTTGGGGCTGGAGGAAGTTTTACTTCCAACAACCATTAGCAAGTTTGGAAAAGTAATTCTTGACAGTATTGCTGAAGATGTAGATAATAGATACTCATCCAAGGAGCTTGGAAACAGATTAGCGTTTGTGGTGGCGAAACTTACCGGTCGGAATTTTGATTCTGGAGAGAAGGAAATGGATAAAGCACAGCTAGAAGCCAAGAGAGAAGAAATCAAAAAGAAAGTTGAAGCAGTTCGCGCACGGCTAGAGCAGCGGCGCAAGGATCGCGCTGCGACACCTGCTGTAAAAACAGAAGATAGAACTGCAAAATTTGAAGAAGCTAAGAGAAAGCTTGCCGAAATCCGCGCCAGACTTGCAGCTAGAAAAACTGCTGCATCACCAGAAGTAAAACTTGAGGATTCGAAAATGAAAACTGAACTCGAAGGACTTCGCAGATCAAATGAAATCTTACAGAAGAGAATGGTGTCCCTCGAAGCACAAAATGAAGCGGTTGAAAAAGAGAAAATGACATCAGAGATTGAACAGCTTGTTCGTGATGGAAAGATTCCGCCCGCTGTTGTAGATAATGTTAAGAAGGTGGTTTTTGGCGCTCGCGCCAGTGTTGTTAAGTTCGAGGATGGTAAGTCAGAATCCACTGTTGCGGCAGAAGTTCTCGGTATTCTGAAGGCGCTGCCTTCTACTAGATTTGAAGAAAATCTTGGGAGAGTTGTTTCTAATCCAGATACTGGTGGAAAAAAGTTCTTAACTAGAGAAGACCACCTCCGTCTCTCGGCAAGAGATGCAAACGATAAGAGTCTGTATCAGCGCGAGAGAGAGGAAGGTAAAATTATAGAAGATCACTCAACAGGCAAAGCCTACTGGGTGGTATAATTCGGGCGGAATATAAACAAATTTAAGAGAGGAAAAAAATGAAGGACTCAGCTAACTGGAAACAGGAAGACCTTGGTAAATTCGGACAAGTCCGCTTCGGAGCCGTAGACAAATCCGCAGCGGTAACGTCTACTACTATCGATAACACAATCCCCGAACTTTGGACACAGAAGGTTGAGGATTATGTTAAAGCACATCGGTTCATGGAGAGATTCCTTGTACCAGAGGATGGACTTGTTAGTAAGCAGGGAGATGTTGTATATATTTGGAAGCGGTCGAAACTCACCGCTTCTGGAAACCTTACAGCAACTTCAGTGCTTGAAGGAAACGAAGAAACATTTAGTCAGTCTCGCGTAGCATTTACTCCAACAAAGGTTGGAAATGCTTGCAGAGTAACAGCAGAAGCTGCTTCAAAGAGTATTCTTGATCTTAAGAACGAGGCCACCTATCTCCTCGGAGATTGGATGGCTGAGAAGAAAGATTTAGACGCTCACGCGGCTCTACGGAATGGTGTTCTAGTAGCAAATACCCGTTATGGTGGAAGTAAGACTACAGCGCAGTCTCTTACATCTTCGGATAAACTAGTGCCGAGTGACATTTCAAAAATTAGATATGAGATGGCAACGGCAGGAGTTCCCACATTCAAGCCCGGGGATACACCTGGAATGAATGAGGGTTACTACACCGGAGTTTTCCACCCGTATACAATCTACGATCTAACACAACATGCTGATTACAAGACAGCGGCTTCTTATGCCGCACTTGTAAATGCAAATAAAGTTGTCGGACCGATGTTCCAGGGTTTCGATGCGTTCTGGGATGGGGTTCTACTTTACAAGTCTGGTAACGTTAGATACGCAACAACTGGTGGTTACTCGATTAAAGTTGCAGCCAACTTCGTGATTGGTCCCCGTTCTATCGCGGAAGCACGCGGGCTGTATAACCTAGGGCCTGGATATATTTGGAAAGAGAAGCTTTTCGATTATGACCAGGATCTTGGAATCGCGTTAATCACATATTATGAGGTTAAAGTCCTCAACTCTGATCAGGTTTATTCGATTTATTGTGCTGCCACGGATCTTTCCGCCGCTGGTGCGTAATAGTTGATTGATAAAAAACAAGCATATAAGTTATGAAAAAGGGAGCCGCTTGACGCGGCTCCCTTTTTTGTTTTATACCAAGTTGTGTCTGCTAAAAATAATTGTGTAGTTTTTGGGGCAGGATTGTAACTTTTAATTCTACAGAGGAGAGAGGAAAATGAGACCAGAAGCAGTACAATGCATTGAGGATATTTTGACAAAGATTGCACAAATAAAAAATAAATTGGATTCTGTAAAGGATGATCTTGGACAAGTAGTTAATATGATGGCAGAGGTTCCGAAAGCTGCTAGAAATTACGCTAATTCAATGCTTGAGCAATATAATAGAGATTTAGATAATGCCCGCGAGAAATTAGCAACAATGGAGGTCCGGGAGCTACAGTTAGTTAATAAGGAAAAGAGATTAAAGGCTGCTGAGTCTGGTGTTCTTGCCAAAGAGTCCCAAGTAATTGTTAACGAGTCAAAGGCTGTTGCGGAAGTAAGGTCTGATCCGGATTCCTCTAAAGAAATGGAAAGACGGAAAACTGTTAAAGAGGTAGAAGA